GCGACTGGTCCCCACCAGCCGTCTTGTTTCGAGTGACCGTATTGCACGATGAACGATGGGATTTTTGCCATGTTGCCGAGCTGCGCGAGTGTTCGCGCACCGACATTGATCAGGTCTAAGACGGCGTGTTCGTGTTTGTAGTCGATGATTGCTTTCGGTACGCACTTGTCGTATTCGACCATGAGGAAGTCGATGTCCATCGCTGGTGTGTTGTAGCCCCAAGTGCGATGTCGGCCTGATAGCCAGGCGTCTCGTTTGAAGTGTTGTTCATTGGATGTCATTGTTGCTCCTCTAGTTTGAGTAGATGTTTGGCGATCCATTGCGCTACTGGTGACGCGACTCCGTTGCCACATTGTTTGTAGCGGTGTGTGTCGGCTTGTTCGGTGCCGTCTGCTTTGTATCGGGTGTGGTCATCAGGCCAGCCCATTAGCCGTTCGCACTCCAACGGTGTCAGTCGGCGTACTGCCATTGTCGGTTCGGCGATGAACATTTGTGCATGATGTGATTGTGGTGATGGTTGTAACGCCGATAACGAGTTGGCGTGATCTAGTTCTGTTGCCGAGAAGTTGCCTGCTTTTGCATCTTCTCGAATTGAATAGGCGACTGATTGCGCACCTGTTTGGTCAATTGTGTACGCCGGTGAATGTTCGTCGCCTACGCCTAAACCGTTCTGATGTTTTTCTATGTCTCGCCCATCTTGGATCGGGTAGGCAACCGATGGTGGTGCTTGAGATGATTTAAGTGTCGGTGCAATGTTTTCGGTGACGTTTGCGTTGCTGCCGAACTGTGTGTCAAAGGCGAGCATTGGTGTCACGAACGGTTGAACTATCGCTAGTCCACCTTGATTCAATGATGGATCAGGTCGCCAAGTGTCTAAAGTTCGGGCTTGCTTAACTTCGTTGACACCACTATCAGGGTTTGATGATTTCATACTGTTAGATGACAGTGCATCAAAGTGATAGGCAACAGGTTCTACTACACATTTGTTTTCGTTCACATACTGGCTGCCGACACCTTTGAAGTCACGGGCAGCCAAAGCACCAACGACATCTTGGTTTTCAACAACCATGTTGTAATGCTCCGAACCACTCGGCCCACCTGAACCTTTATGCCATTTCGATGTCACGGATGTGGTTAAGAAGTCTCCGTCTGGACTTGTTCCTGCTGCCCACTGACCATCTGTTCTAATGCTCGTTGCAGTCTTGCTGGCAACACTTTTCCTCGCCGGTTTGCCCTTCGCAAGATGCCCTGGCAGGCTTTCGGCGACAGGTAATAACGTTTCTGGACATCGTTCGGCGAGGACAGGATCGAAGATAGCGATGACGAACACGCGCCTTCGTCGTTGGGGTACTCCGAAGTATTGCGCATCCAACACTGCCCATTCAATGACCATCGCGCCTGCTTCAGCCATTTCGTTGATGATGATCCCGAAGTCAGCACCTCGGTTGGAGTTGAGTGCGCCGACGACGTTTTCCCAAATAGAGATTCTTGGATATTGTCCATTAGTTTCCTTTCGTAGTTCTTTGATGATGCGTATGCCTTCGTGGAATAGTCCTGATCGTTCGCCTTCTAGTCCGCTGCGTTTGCCTGCGACCGATAGGTCTTGGCATGGTGATCCCCACGCAACAACATCTATGACGGGTGCTTTGCTGAGAATGTGTTTGCCTGTGAGAGTTGATACGTCTTCCCATTTCGGTACATGCGGCCAATGCTTGTTGAGGATTGTGTTGGCGTGTTTGTCCCATTCGCATTGGAAGACGGTTTGCATGCCTGCGTTTTCTAAGCCCATGTCGAATCCGCCGACACCACTGAACAGTGACAGCACTTTCATTTAGGTTGCATCTCTCGCACATCTGCAAGGTTTTCTAGGTGGAAGGTAACGGCTTCTTTGATGAACTCGCTTGTGTTCATGCCACGCCGTTTTGCTTCTTTTCGGACTTGTTTGAGTAGTTTGTCATCGCATCTGAATGACAGCATCGGATAGGTCTTCATGATTCTCCTTTGTTTAGAGTGAGTTGATGACGTCAAGAAATGAGATTGCGATCTCATCTTGGATGTATTGCTTGTTCGGGTAGGCGTTCTTGCTTGCTTCTTCAAACTCTCGCAAGTCTTTGCCCCACGATGTGTTGCCTTTGACTCCGTTGTAGTAGTTGCATCCACCATCGCCACGGTTCTCCACTTCCAAGATTGCTTTGCCGTTCTTGTAAAGTTTGCCTTCCCACCAATTACCATCTCGTGTGTTGCGTGAGAAGGTTATTCTGAGTGAGTATTCTTTGATTGCTTCGACGTTAGTTGGTACGCAGTATGACATTTCTTCGCATCGTGTGATTAGTTGATCACACAGTTCTTGTGTTGGTGTGATCAGAGGCTTTGTCGCCTTCTTGGTCTTTGTTGTTGTTGCCATTTCGTTTCTCCTTTGTTGTATAGGGCTTATTCCCTATGTATGACAATGTAGTGGCTTTGTCAGACAAATGCAAGTCATTTGGCAAGATTCTTTTATATGGCGTAAAATAGCCTTTTTATGGCCTTATTGCTCCTCATCTTGGTCAAATGGTGTCTGATCGGCACCATATGTGTAGTAGCCCATGGTGGGATGGTTCGGATTTCGGCGGCGTGGTGCGCGTTTCGCTTGCGGTTTGCCAAGTGTCGCACCTGGGTATCTGACACCGTTGCGCAATGTTTCATGGAATCGCAACGCATCAAACACACGATCCATACCGCCGTGGATTAGTGCGTCAGCGAGCATGTCGCAACATTGACGTTCTTGTTGAAGCGAGTTGCTTATTGCTATCAGTTGTTCTTTTTCTTGCTTATTCATGTGCAGGCCTCCTATGACCTAATCGTCTTCGAGTAACTGTCTTGCTATTCGAAGTTTCTCGGCAGCTCCCGCTGATTCGAGAAGACCGATAGTAGTAGATGTGACCTGCTCAGGCGGGCATATCGTAAAAAACTTTTGTTCGGTCGTCACATAGTTTTGGATGGTCGCGACCAGCACATAGGCGGTGCAAACATTGTCGGCATCTACCTGTGACTCAATAAAGTATTTGATGCGGTCGTCGAGCGGGTCTTGGTCTTCACTCATCGTCATCGTCTAGTTTCTCTCCGCAGACGGGCTTGCGTGGCAGGATGCGGTTCGGTAGGCAGGCACAAAGTCGGGCTTCCATTATCGTTCCGCCACGGTACGTGGGAATGGCAGGTCGTTGTATGCCTGGTTTAGTAGGCCGAGGTAGCCGAGTGCGTCAGCGAGCGAATCGTGGTGGAGTCGGTTCTTGTCGAGGTTGGTGCGGAGTCGTGCCATCTTGACTGACACCATGAACAGGAGTGCGTCGGCGAGGCTGAGTTTGATGCCGGTTAGTCCTTCGAAGATGTGGATGACTTTGCTGTAGTCGTCTACGACGTTGCCGTAGTCGTTGTTGCGTGGTCCTGTGACGAGTTGGTGTGCTTTGAGGAGTATGTCTGCTCCGACTGATTCTGTTTTCATTGTTTCTCCTTGACGATTTCGTATTTGGATTGGCTGAATGCGAGGACTCGCCCGTTGGGTTCTATGCCGATCCATGTCGGTGCATCTGGGTCACATCGGCATCCTGCGATGCGGTCAGCGTCTAGTCGGACTTCACCATCGCACAGTTGGCAGACGATGTATGTGTCGATACCGATTGTGATCATACGCCGCACATCCCTTCGCACTCTTGATCAAACAAACTGAATACACCTTTTTCTTCATCGGTTCTAATATCAGCTTCAGACAATGGGATTCGAGATTTATGCAGAAACGGTTTGCCTCGATAGCGAGCTTTCAAATGCGGCAAGGTTCTTAAGGCATTATCAAACTCAACAGCATCATTCCATTCTTCAGGTGATTTATGTAGATGTCGCCATTCGTCTTGATTCTTGAATGGGCAGCCGATACAGGCCGAGCGTGGTGGTTCTGGGTATTGGTTTTCGGCGCACCATTTAATGCAATCTTGTCTAGTGATTTTCATATCAACGAGCGGATAATCGTGTTTTATCCAAGAGAACTCCGGGTCGCGCATTCGTTGTGACTCGTCATAACTGATACCGATGACGGTTGTGATGAGATGTTCTTTGGATCGTTGACCAGCTTTCAATCCAGCCAGTTCTCTTTGTTTTTTCATCAACGGACCAAGTTTGTATTCGCTGGTGCATTGCCTTCTCACCATGCCAGATTTTCCATCTTCGCCGACTAAGTAAAGAGGCATAGACGCATATCTTTTTTTATCCGACAAGAAGTCGGTTCGAATGTTGCCTTTTGAAACTACATAGAAAGGCATGTTGTTTTGTTCCATCAATTCTTTGAGCCATTGAAGATGTGAATAAACTTTTTTAGGTTCCCAGCCTGTGTCGGCAAAGATAACGGCATCGGCTTTAGGTATTTCGCCGTGGATCATCATCAGCAGTACGGCGGTTGATTGAACGCCTGCACCAAGTGAAAGTACACGGATCGGATAGGTCATAGTTCTGTTCCTTGTTGTAGGTGTATGCGGAGTCGGTCTAGTTGTCCGCCAAGTGATTTGATTCGATCACGACCCGCTTCAAGTTCTTGATGCAACGACTCTGCCGCGTCAACAGCGTTGTCACGTTGTTCGGTCATGTGTTCAAGTGCGACCGATAGTTCTGCGACACGGGTTTGTAGTTCGACTATTTCTTGACTCATTGCATATGTATCGCCGGTCATTTTTTGCTCCTTTTGTCTAGTTCTTGTTTGAGTGCTGCTATTACTTCGAAGAGCCGATCTTGTTCACCGACACCGACGAATTGTCTTTCAAGGAACGCGATTGCGTCTTGTATATCTTTCTTAGTCATCTTGACCTCCGCTGGTTGGAACAAGA